TAGTACATAGTAATCGAACATCCAAGGATTATCGAAAGGTTTATAATGGTCTCTTGTATCTAGTAAGCTCATGTGTTCTCCGTGTTAAACTTTTTAATTAAATATTTAAAATTCTTGATTACATAACCTGCGTAATCATCGGTTTGTGCAAAGGGTCCTTTAGTTTCATCAATGTAGTCGACCCACATTCTACTAGTAAACCCTTTAAATTCTGTTGTAAAGATGTTTGTAAATTCTTCTTGTGTCATAATGTATCCAGTTTTGGTAAGTAAACTAAAACTTCTGAGTGACATTTAGGACAACTTAAATTAGTTTCCATAACAAAACCATCATCTTCTTCTTCGAGGTCGATGTCTCCACCCCATATTAAATCTGTATTACAGTGCCAACATTTCATACTATCCCTCACATGATATACATTCAGTATCTTCAAGCCTGATACGTTGAACTTTGTTATTAACATTCTCTGCATTACGTGCGGCATTCGTCCGGAAGTAATACAAAGACTTAAGTTTATTCATTCCATACCAGTGTACATCATTAACATACTGCATGTACTCATCATGTACTTCCTGTGGCTCGGTGGCTGTAGGAATAGTAAAGAATAAATTAACTGACTGAGCCTGACAGATAAACTCTTGACGTTTAGAAGCGTGTTCTACTATCCACATCTGGTCAAGTTCATTAGCTGTTTTAAATATTTCTTTCTCTTCATCTGTAAGAATATCTAAGTGCTGTACTGAGCCTTCATGCCCTGCAATATCTTTCCACACCTCTTGGAGCTTAGTCTTAGTTAGTTTTTTATCTGCTAATAAGTTTTCTAAATGCCTGTTCTTTACTTGGTACGAGCCTGATAAAGTTTTGTGTGTATATACATTAGCCCTATATGGCTCAATAGAAGGAGATGTCCCGCCACAAATAATACTAGAAGAGGCATTAGGAGCAACAGCGAGGAGATGAGCATTCCTCCTCCCACTGCCGCTGACATCAGGAGCTTCACCACGTTCGTCTGCCAGTTGTTCAGAAGCTTTGGTAGCGTGTCCTTTAATGTGTTTAAACGCTTTGTAATTAAATCCCGTAGCGTATATACCCTCAAAAGGTAACCCCCGTGATTGGAGATACGAATGGAATCCCATCGCACCCAAGCCCAATGACCTTTCTCGGTAAGCAGAGTAAGCAGATTTGACAAAGCCTTCCTTACCTTCTTTGATGTGTTTTGTAAAACGTTTAAAGTTTGCATTGTATTCTCCTAAGTTGTCTGTATCCACAGCGTTATCAATATAATGTTGAAGCACGTTGTCTAACATAGTTATTAAATCAGATATAAACATAGGATTCTCTGACCACTCATCAAAGTATTCTAAGTTTACACTAGACAAACAACACACTGCTGTTCGTTCTTCGTTAGTGGCTAGAGTTATTTCGGAACATAAGTTACTTTGTTTAATCTCTAAGCCTAAAGCCTTCTGTTCTTTCGGCAACGATTCATTACATCTATCAATGTTAATCATGTAAGGCTCTCCTGTCTCTGCCCTAGCATTGATTATCTGCCACCATAGGTCTCTTGCACTTACAACTTTAATAGCTTCATGGCTCTTAGGGTCAATAAGTCTCCAGTCTGAGTCTGTTTCAACTGCTTGTAAAAAGTCATTGCTAATATTAATACCGTTGTGTAGGTTTAAACACTTCCTATTAATATCTCCACCAGATTCTTTTCTAATGTTTATAAACTCTTCTATCTCTGGATGACTAATGTCCATGTATGCGGCATAAGAACCTCGTCTTGTTACACCTTGATTAAAGGCTAACATCTGAGAATCAACTACATGCATGAAAGGAATAGAACCAGTAGACTTACTGCCGTGAGCAGTAGATACACCGTTGCTCCTAATGTCTCCCCAATATCCACCAATACCTCCACCTGAACTAGCCAACCAAATGTTTTCATCATAATGATTTGATAAACCACCCCTACTATCAGGTACATAATTAAGAAAACAACTGATAGGAAGCCCACGACTTGTTCCCCCGTTACTAAGTATAGGAGTGCTAAACATGAACCAACAGGCGGAACTGTAGTGATAAAGTCGTTGAGCCAATTCAAAATCTGTGACTCCTTTATAGGTTGCTCCGAAGACGGAGGCTCTTGCGAATGCTTCTTGGGCATGTGTTTCTTTCTCCCATAAGTATCTATCCTTGAGTGTATCAAGGCTGAACTTATCTAAATTCTTTTCATTACTATAATTAATTTTTATCCCTAGGTATTCTTTGATACCTACTTTATCTTCAATCATTATGAGTTCTCTGTGTCGTGTACGTTAAGCATTATTATACCATAATGCAGTATCTTTAGCAAGTCTTTTCTGTTCTTTCCGTCCTTGTTTCCATAGCGTTTAGCGTACTTCATAATGTTACCAAGTGTGAATCCTTCACCGTGTCCTGAGTCAATAATAATATCTGTTGCTTGATACTTATCAGAAGCATAATGCTCACCATATGTACCATCAATATAGGCTTGTAGTTCCTGTATTAATTGTCCTTCGTTAAATTTATAGTTCATCGTTTCTCCAGTCATCAGGTAAAGTATCTTCACTGTACCATGTAAAATTATTTGTTTCAGCCCACTCAGCATGTGTTCGTTTGGTTCCGTTCTTTCTTACTGTAGCTCCCGGCATAGGAGAGAAAGGTTTTTGAAATAAGAACACTAGCTCCATGTTAGAGGGTAGTGCTTTTCTTATCCATATGTATTTACTGTACTCAGCATGGTCCCAGAACCTGCCTTTAGCTTCTAGTAAGATAGTTTTATCTTCTATTGTTTTAGCAAAGTCTACTTCATAATCTTTCTTAATGATATACTTAATAGATTCGTAATGGTGTTTCCAATCTTGTAGTATAGTTTCGTGTAGATTAGCTTCCCACTTACTGTCATACCCTTTAGGTACTCCAGTCTTCTTTGGTCTCGGTTTCCGAGGTACTCTCTTAGGCATTAATGTTCTCCAGTGTTACATCGGGGTTACGTTTTACTTTCTTGTAAAACCATTTTAAAGTATAGGCACTTAGTCTAAGCTGTCCGTTAGCAAAGAAATGTGTTTGCTGTGGTAAGAACTCAGACAAGTTCTGTTCATTGATACGGGTACCGTCTTCTCCTTCAGGTACCATTGTTCTAATCCACTCAATGAGTAAAGCCTTGCCTTTCTTTCTTAGCTCTTTAGATTTTTTCCCACTCATAATCTTGTTACCTCAATAACGTTAGGGGCTTTAGGTGTCTGTGTTAGATACCTATAACCATTTGAATATTTAAATACTCGTAAACCTTCTCCCTCATTTGAATCCTTGTAACATTCAAACTTATGTCTACAATATACACAGCCTTTTGCAAGTTGCATGTTACCAGACTTACCATCCGGTATAGGATTGTAACATCTTTCAGGAGGAGTAGAAAGCTTGACAGCTTTTTTAATACTACTAATTTTCTTTTTGATGTTAGGCTTATCAAAGTTATCAGGTTGATAGAAAGCTAACTCTCCTGACTCTTTGTTAAGAGCTAGGAAACCACCGTTGCTTGTACCCTGTGCTTCTTCATAACCAGCTAACTGTGCCATGTAACCAAACGCATCGTTCTCTGCTAGTGTCCCATCTTTAAATTTCTTAAACGCAAATCCGGATGCTGTTTTAATATCAACAACTTCACCATCAATGATACAATCCATATGTCCTTTGATACCAGATACAGTAATTTCTTTCTGTTCTCCTGTTACCTCATGTCCTGCTAGTTTAACTAACAGCAACACAACTTCCTCAAGCAAGTGCCCGTATAAGAATTTAATAAACAAGGAAGGCGGCATCCTTTCTGGAGTACCTTCAGTCTTCATGTCGTACCAAAGCTGTCTTTCTTTCCTGCCCACATTAGACATACGTAGGGTAGTGTTACCTCGTGGTGCAGGGTGTGACCAGTTGTAAAGAACTTCTTTCATAGACTCACCAAACTTATCTATAGTGGCTTCGTCTAGTTCCATGTGCTCACCATCAGCAAGTACACCTATCTTATTATAGATGTCTTCGACCAAGGTGTCAAGTGTTTTTGTTTTCTTTTTCATTTTTTTCTGTTTCCTTAAATGCTTTTATTACATCGGTTGAAAATAACTTTTGTAAATTTAATAAATACATTCTACTTGCTTTGTGGTCTCCTCCACATACAGTTTTAAATGTATCTAATTTTTCTACAATTGTTTTTAAAACATCAGTCTTAAAAACTAAAGTACAAAATTCATTATCACCAACACAGAGATTATGAAACCAGTAGTCAGCTTCGGTTGCTCTGATACCTGATGGCTTACCCCATGATTCATATTCGATACATATGTTTCCGGACTTTTGCCATAAATCTTTCTCAGATTTAACCTCAATCTTTTTACCTGTTAGCATCTCTGCTATTTTATCTTCACGTATTGTACCATACTCTAGGTCAATGTCAAACTTTTTTCTATCTTCTTTATTTGGTTTCATATTTTATTCCTTTTTCTTTATATAATTTTTTATAAAACTTACCAACTTTTAATATTTGTTCAGGAGTTGCTGCATTTTTTATAGTATTTGCAATGTTTGAAACAACTATACAATTATCTAATACATATCCCTTAGAGTTATCTATCCTATCTATTGTGGGAGAATTTTTCCAGTTTTCTCTACCATGAATTAATTTAATATTAAGAACCGGACATTTTTCTGGGAAATGTAATTCTTCTTTTGTTAAATCAAAATCCATTTCTTTTCTGTTAGCTCTTACCTTTGCATCATAAACCATATGAGTCTTAGCATATTTATGATTATTATCTTTGTAATATTTATTATAACATTTTCTACAGTCAGCTCTAAGTCTACCATGTTCTCTCTTAGAAAAAAATTCCTCTGTATATTCTTTAACTATACCACATTTAGTACAGGCTTTAATGTGTTTCACTCCAGTTCCTCCCTATTTTGTATTCGCCATCCATAGGACAACGAAGATTAAATTCTTCTCCTGCTTGTATAATACTCTTAACAGCAAGTTCTCCAGTAAACTCAGCTTGAGATTCCTTAACTTCTATCTGCCATTCATCATGTATGTTAGCAACAAACTTATAGTCAATCGTATTGAGTCTAAGCAAGTCATCTAATATACCTAATGCTTTCTTCATAACAATAGCACCTGCTCCCTGAAGCAAAGTGTTGAGTGCGGCATGTGTATTCCTAATGTAGAGCTTCCTACCATCTAACCCTTTAAGGTATTTTTTTGCTGATGCTCTCGTAACCCTATCTCTAAGAGATTTAAATGCAGGATTATTATCGAAGAAATATTCTCTAGCTCGTTTACCA